GAGCCGGCTCGGTTGGCTTCGTCGATTTGCATGACGTCCATCATCTCGGGCGTGAATGTCAACTCCCAGCCAAGCGGTGCGAAGACTTGGCTATTGAGCACCGCTTCGTACATGCTGAGACGGGGAATCACGGTCTCCCGCCAAAAGCTCTGCCGATCGGACTCCGCCGTTGCGTAGTTCGCCGCGCTGGCTTCGAGCATGGTGCGGGGTACGCCGTAGGCCATGCCAACGCTGGTGATGACCCGCTCATACAGCTCTGGCATTTGCAACGAGTTAATCGGCGGCGTGAGTTGCTCAATCTTGATGTCCGGCGCCCGCATGAAAATCATCTTGAATGCGTTGATGATGCCGTTGCTCATGCTTGACCGCATCTCAGTACGGAAGCGCTGAAACTCGGCTTCGTCCATGTGCTCGGGCATGTTCATGATGGTGACTGGCTGCGCACCGCCCTCGAAGAACGCCGAGGCAAAGCGCGATAGGTAGTGCTCCAGCTTTGCGTTGGCCAGTGCCACGTGCGCCGGAGCGATGCCTGGTCCGATGTCGTCGAGGTAGCTCGGCTCACGGAAGTACACCACTTCAGCGATGCTCCACGGCCCGTAGGCCTTGCCGTTCACCGTCTGCACGAAGCTGGCACCGAGGAGCGGGTTTTCGAGCGTGGCTTTGTCGGTCATCAGCGTCACGTTCATCGTGGTCGGGTTGAGCGGGACAAAGCCCGTCAGGCGCTTGCCTTTGTAAATCTTGTACAGATAGGCGCCGCCGGTGAGACACAGCGCCCGCTCAATGTCTTTGATGAGCTGGGCGGGGTTTTGCACGAACGGCCACTCGGCGTCTTCGCCTTGGTACGTCAAATGGTACGGCACGGAGCTGAGCGCATCGGCTCGTAAATTGGTGGCACGGTACAGCAGTGGAGACACACCGTAGGCGTCGGCGGTGCTGAGAATGCGACCACCGCGCCGGAGTTGCTCGAACCATGCGGGTAACGAGTTAAAAGTCATAGTATCTCCCACTGAATCTTCGGCTTGCTCATCATCATCACCGCCCCCGATGCGGCGTCCACGTAGTCGTCATGTGGTGCGGTCGGGAACGCCACCACCTCGTCGATAAATGACTTAACCCATGTTCCGGCGACAAGGCGCACCGCTCCCGCTTCGGCTCGTGCCGCCCACGGCATGGCCCTCGAGACCTTGTCCTTGTCCACCTTGATACCACGGAACGTCACACCAGCCAGCTCCGGCATGCGCCGCAGTTCCTGCACTGCCGCCAAGCCCTGCAATGCCTCTTCGATGCCCACCTGTGTGTCACGCTCCGAGAGCATGGTGGCAACGATGACTTTGCGCACGTCTGGCCACTCCGCTTTTATGTGAATACCGCCGTCAAGATAGACCACGCCGTCGTGCAGTGCTGCTCGCACGCTGGCGGTGTAGTCGGCGCTCTGCTTGGTCGAGGCAGCCAAGTCCCAATACCGAAACCACTTGAGTCCCTCGGGTGCACGGGGCGCGACGCTGAACCAATGGCGCTGGAACATTGAGCCAAGCGGGTCGATGAATTGGCCCTGCACTTCCTGAGCATACATCTCGCTGGTCATCGACTGGCGCAACGTGGTCACGAAGTGCTCCGGCAAAAATGTGTTGTCGGTCGTGGCGCTTTCAATGATGCCGTAGTCGGCGCCACCCGACGTCCACAAGTCGTACAGCCAATTCTTGCCCCGTGGCGTCGTGGTGACAATCGCTTTACCTGGCGCATGGCGCAACGTGGCGATGGCGATGGGCCATATGGCCGCATCCATGAGCGCCGCCTCGTCGAGCCACAGGAAGCCCACGTTGGCACCGCGCAACCGATCGGGATTGTCAGCACTGCGAAAGATGATGCGTCGGTCGCCGAGAAGCTTCAACTCAAGGTCGGACTTATTCCACGACGTGGCCACGCCCATGCGGGCGACTAGGCTGAGGATGGTTTCCATGGCGCCGAGCCGGAGCATGGGATAGGTCGGCGCAATGACCAGCGCCGTCGTGCCCCGTGGCTGGCGAAGTACGTCCACCGCACCGGCTCGTGTCTTGCCACTGCCACGGCCACCGACGAAAAGTCGAAATCGGTGCGCATCACTCCAAAACCTCTGCTGTGGCAGGGTTTGCGTGGAGTGTCTCACCGTCACCGGGGGCACTGAGGTCGATGACGTAGTCAGTTGGTGTGGTGCTGGTAGTGACATTGTACGATTCCCTATAACTCGGGTCTTCACGCTTGAGCAGGAACATCACCATGGTGGGGTTGTCCGGTGCCATCTGATACGCCAGCGACTCAAGCCAATCACGCCGCTTTGCTCTACCCCGCTCCACCGCTTGTCGAACCAGACTTGCAAAGTTCTCATCACGGTCAATCATGCGGTAGAGTTGCATCCTGTCAAAACCGAGCGCATCGCACGCATGGCGAATCACGCCGAGCTCTTCGATGGCGTCGAGCAGTTCCGTCGCACGAATGGCCACCGCCGCGCTTCGTGGCTTGCCCATGTCACACCAGCTTGCTGTCGGTCACGAAGCGCAGGATGATGTTCACCACGCTGAGGGCGCCGAGGAGTTGCGGGGCAAGGTGCTCAAGCTCTGGCCACTGTGCGACCGAGCCGAGAATGAGTGCGAGCAGGGTCAAGACATTGACCCACAGGGTCTTGGATTCATACCATTGTTTTGTCATATCAGTCTCCCATCAGGTAGCGAATAATCAGCGGGATCATGACTGTGGCAAGTGCCAATCCACCCCACAGCTTGTTCACCGTCTTTTCCAGTTCGGCGACGCGTTCATCCAGCTCCCTGAATTGTCGGTCGCCACTTTCCAAGCGCCGCAGCACTTGGTCAATCTTCTCCTCAAGCCGTGCCAGCTTGACCTCCACTGACTCTGTCATTGCTCCCTCATCTGTGCTTGGGCAAAGTCCCGACGAATAATGTCCATGTTGATAGCACGGCCCGGGCACGACTTCGGGCTCCCCCACTCGCGGTGCCCCTTGAGTGACTCAGGGCCCACGGCGATACCCCGCCAGTCAAGCAGGGCTAGCGTTGCGCCCTCGACGAGGTCGTGCAGTGGCATTGACCACGGCTCTTTGTCGTAGTCGCCAACCACCTCAATGCCCCAATGGCGATTGTTGGCGGGGCGTCCTGCGTGGATGCCTCGTTCGTTCAGTGCGGTCAGTTGCCAGATGCCGTCATCGGCGGGGTTGGGAGACCCGTAGGCAATGAACAGATGCGGCCCGCTGTCCCAGCCCAGTCCGATGTAGTACTTGCGGATGGCTTCGAGTGTTCTGCGCCCGCGCCAATCCTGACGGCGTGGTTTCCATGTGTGATGCAAGGTCACACCGAGCGCCCACCATGCGATGCTGGGATGGTGAGGAGCGAGGTGCGAGCGCAGTGCGGCCACGGTGGGCCAATGCCGGATGTCGCTGCGGAATGTCATGTCACCTCAGTGGAACAAAGCCGGGTACGACGTTGAGCCAGATGCCACCGCCCTTGCGTATCTCGATGGTGTACAGCACGCCGTCAAGCACCGAAAGCGAGGCGTTGCTCCCAGTCGGAGCGGTGTACACCAGCGTGGCCGTCGGCGAGGTGACACTGTCTTTGCGCCACACTCGGAACGCCCACACGTTTCCGCCGGTCAATTTGCCGACCTGCGAGATATACAGTGCGCCCGTGGCGTCGGCGATGACTTGCACCTGCCAGCCACCGTATGTGCTGGGGATGCCGTTGAGTTTTTGTGGGGCCATAGCACACCTCCTACTTCCATTGTCACGGCGTTGTCAAGGAGTGGGGAGCTTCACCGATCGGGCGAAGTCAAGCACATAATTCACCGCCTCGTCGTTGCGTGGCTCGTGGCTGCGTGCGTCCACCGTGTAGGACTGGAGATACCAGCGCTTGCCGTCGCTGATGTAGCAAAGTGTGTTCAGGTATCTGTCCATCACCTTGATTTCCAGCGTGGCCGTCACGTCGTTGCTGTCCATGCTGAACCGTGCGTGCACGATGCGGTTGCCATGCACAGCGATGAGCTGGTCGATAGTGACGGGCTTGGTGTTGAATTGCATCATTACAGCTCCATCGGGTTTTGACTTGCCCAGTACTCAATGCGTCGCTCGGCGATGTCTTTGTACTCCGGTGTGATGTCGATGCCAATAAACCGCATCACCTCCAGCATGGCGGCGCACCCTGTGGTACCTGAGCCCATGAACGGGTCAAGCACCACGCCACCACGGGGCGTGACGAGGCGGACAAGGTAGCGCATTAGGGCGATGGGTTTGACCGTTGGGTGGTGGTTAATTCGTGCGTGGTTTGTGCGGTTTCGGGGATTATCGCCACCAATGCCATCGTCTTTCACTCTATCGCTTTCACGAATTGA